TCTCAAACTCTCCTGTTTTAACTGCATTCTTATTCTCCGGCGGACCGGTTGCATTTTGATTGCCTGGCTGACCGCCCTTTTTCCTTTTTGCAACGTTGCGTTTTTCTTTTGCAACGTTGCAATCCCATTTATATCTATTTTTCCAACTTCGAACAGTACCTTCCGGCAGATTCAGTTGACTTGCAATCTCAACCAATTTCATGCCTTTCAGGTACATGCCCTTTGCCTGCTCTATTCTTTTATCTGGCGCCCGGGCCATGTTCCATCACCTCGATTCGTCGTTTTTGAATATAACAAAAGGCAGTCTCTATGCAAGACCGCCTATGATTTTCACATATTATTTTTTTCTTGCTCTTTTGCCCATTCTAAAGCAGCTGTTTTTGCTTCCATTATTCCATTTGTCCCCTCAATAATCGCCAATCCAATCGCAAGCCCAATAATATCTCTTTCTGTATGCGATTGGTTAATAAAATGGATCAAATTCGCCGCAGCCGAATAAAAATAAAACATCCCTTTAAATGCATATGCCGTCAATAATTGATGATGGTCTCCTGTCCTTTTCCCTGTTATTAAGCCAACAGAAACAATAATTGGGCAAAGCAAATACGTAATTACAAATCCTATATCCATCCTATACTTTCCTCCTTTTTCTGTCATCATACTACAAAACGTCCTGCATTTCTACAGGACGTTTTAGAAGAAGTATATGGTGGATGATCTCCAGTCAATGGAGAGTTGGAACGGCAGGATTCGAACCTGCGCCTCATGCCGGCGTCTCTGCGCTCTCCTTGAGCTACGTTCCAATAGGCGCAGGGTGTGCACGCCCAGCACCGTACATCATTTGGCTCTGCCAAGGTTGATGCCGACCTTATTCAGTGGCCAGGTTGTGATGCCTGGTCACTGATCAAAATACATTCACAAGGAGGTAAAGAAAAGATGAAACCCTTCTTGCCGTTCTTCCATGATACACTATAACATTTTGAAAACGAACATTGCGAACAAAACGAACAAACTTTCATTTTCTCTCAAATTTTTCTATGCCGCCTCCATGAACCTCAGATATTCCATCCGCACGCTATCTGCGGTTGCCTTTCTTCCGAGCTTTGCCGCCACCTGGCTCCAGCTCATATCCTCGAAGACTCTGTACTTGATGATCCGCTGCATCCTCTGCGGGATGTGGTTCATCCACTGCTCCACTTCCACCTTCAGCCGCTGCGCCTGCTCCCGACGCTC